ATGAACTATGCTGATGAACTCATTCACCAACGCCATGACTTGTACTTACGAAAAATAATCAAAGGAACTTTCTACTAATGAGCAGACTCTATATTATAACTTCCAGCATCAATCCTAGAGAGGATAAACTAACCTATTCTAGAAAGAGATCATTATTTGATAAAGAATCTCGCTTGCAACAGACGGTCTTTACTATCAAATCAATTCAATCAATGGATCCTGGTTCAAGGATGATCCTTCTAGATTCTTCTGATGATCTAGAATCATTCCAAGACCAATTCCTATCCTTCTACAATCTTGAAGTCTATTCAACCAAGAAGTTTGGAAAAGAAATTCATGATATCATTGCTTCCAATAGGAACAAGAGTGCCTGTGAGTGTCTTATGCTTGGTACATATCTTGAAACTAATAGAGTAGAACTATTGCAGTATGATCATATTGTAAAGACTACGGGAAGATATGTCTATTCTGATTTCTCTCCAAATATATTAAATGAGTATCAGAGATCTAAGTTCTTTTTCAAAAAAGAATTAAAGTTCAAGTGGAATGATATTTGGAAGTATGAACTTGTTGATTCTCGTTCAATAGATAACGATAATTATTTACATCAGTATTGTACCGTGTTGTATGCGTTTGGAATTGAGAATCTAGAACGCATGATAGACATATATACCGGATCATTCTACATATTGAATCACCCAGATATGATTCACTATGATATAGAAACTTTATCTAATTACTTTCTTAGACCATACAAATCAGATATGATAGAAGTGCCATGGACTATTTGTGGATTTGATGGTGTAAATGGTAATTTGATGCATTATTAGGAGAATATTATGAAGACTAGTGTTATTATTGTTGATGAGTTTTATGGCAATCCAGATGCTGTTAGGGAATTTGCACTTAGCCAACCCTTTAATGTCAAAGGGAACTATCCTGGTGCGCGAACACTTCCTTTTCTAAATGACAATACAAAGCAAGTCATTGGTGATATTATACGCCATGCTGGTGGGGAAATAAGAAACTGGCATGAGGACTCTGGTTACACTGGATCATTTCAATTATGTACTGCTATTGATAGAACTTGGATTCATGCTGACTCATTTAATACGTGGGCAGGAGTCCTATATCTAACACCCAATGCTCCTAGATGGTCTGGGACTGCATTATATCGCCACAAAGAAACTGGTGAATATGAAAAGAAAGGCGACAACCATGAAGGATATGATTATACTAAATGGGATAAGACTGACGTGATTGCTAATCGTTATAATCGCCTGGTATTATATCGTGGTAATATGTTTCATGCCGCGCAGGAATATTTTGGTTCAACTCCATATGATGGTAGACTCTTTCAAACATTCTTCTTTGATACGGACTACTAATGAAAGTTCTACATGTAATATTTTCTACCAATAGACTTAAGTATCTTGGCAAAGCCCTTGAGTCTCACGCATATTTAAACTATGGTGATCATGAAATAGATCGCGTTGTGATAGATGATTATCCCAGGACAAGAAACGATAAGATATTCGAAATTCTAGGAAAGACTTTTGCATTTAGACCTGTCCTACATACAAAGAACAAAGGACTATCTGCTACTTGGTCAGAACTATTTGATTGGATAAAAGAAGAAGATTATGACTATATCCTACACCAAGAGGATGATGTAGTCCTAAAGCAAATGGTCTATCTAGATCAAATGATCTCTCTATTTGCTATGCAGCCCAAGATCTGTTCCTTTACTTTAAAGCGCCAGCCATGGTACTTTCATGAGAAGGAATCTAAAATAGAACCAACAGATCTACACCTAGGATCATTCTATGCAGAGAAAGCAAATGTGTTCTCTCCTATGTTTACTCTCTATCCTACTTGGATTGCTCATGGAACTGCAAGAGAGACCTATCAATGTAATATCAATGAGGGAATGCTTAATGAGCATCTAAAATTCCAAGGATTCACTCCTTATGTGCTCAAAGGCAGTCGAGGAGAGCATTTAATAGAGCATATCGGGGAAGAAACGCAGGGCACCAAGTGTCTTGAAGGAGAACCGAATTGGGAGCTATTTGCAAAGTATGATCCGAACAAGGTTTACAGTTCGAGAGATGGGAGCCTGATAAGAGCCTAAATATAACAACATCCTCGCGAGGCTCTCATGTCAACAGTAACAACAAGACAAGGTCTAAAAGATTATTGCCTTCGTAAACTCGGTTTCCCTGTTATCACTATCAATGTAGATGATGATCAGGTAGATGATCGAATTGACGATGCTCTTAGTCTATTTCAACAATTCCACGTGGATGCTACGCAGAAGATCTATATCGCATATCAATTGACTGCGAATGATGTTACATCCAAGGCTATCACCATGCCTGCTAATGTTATTGGTGTGACTAGAGTGTTTCCTATTGCTGGTAATAGCGTCAACTCTTCAGGAAGCCAGAACTTTAATATCTTTGATATCAATTATCAAATCCGTCTAAATGAACTCTATGACTTTACTTCTGCGGACTATGTCTATTATGAATTGGCTAATCAACACATAACAACGCTTCAGCTATTGTTCTTTGGTGATACTCCTATTGTATACAATCGCTATACTAATATCCTTTATCCTTCCTTCAATTGGGGACAAAATGTTACTACAGGCACATGGATTCTAATTGAGAGCTATCAAACGCTAGATCCTACTGGCACATTGTTTTGGAATGATGTATGGCTAAAGAAGTATGCTACAGCATGTATCAAAGAGCAGTGGGGATCTAATCTAAAGAAGATGTCTGGCGTTCAATTGCCAGGTGGTATAACTCTTAATGGTCAGATCATATATGAAGAAGCTCATGTTGAAAAGGCAGATCTATTTCATGAACTAAGAGATTTCTATGAGGCTCCTCCAATTTGGGAAGTAGGATAATGAAATCGTTTAAAGAGTTTCTCAAGGAAGTAACCAACAATAAACCAGGCGGTCTAATGCGCTCAGGATTTATTAAGAAGGGTTTCGTTCCTCCTATGACTCCAGGCAAAACTAAAAAGAGAGTCTAATGCCAACTAATGTTTATCTGGATCTGTTTCATAACACTCCTGAGCAAAGACTCATGGAAGACTTGATAAATGAGACGGTCTACCACTTTGGAATCGACACATACTATATGCCACGCACTAGTGAAACGGCAGTCGATTTTGTTATGGGTGACGATCCTAATAAGAAATTCACGGAAGCATATCCTGTTGAAATATATGTTCAGTCAGTAGATAACTTTGAAGGTGGAGAACTCTTTTCTAAGTTCGGTCTTGAAGTTCGTAAGCAGGCGCGCTTCCTTATTACATCCAGATCATTTGCTAAGAATCTTCCTAGTACATATAGCAGACCCCGTGAAGGAGACGTTCTATGGATGTCAAACTTCAAAGCTCTATTTGAAATCAAGTATGTTGACGAAGAGTATTTCTTCTATGCTATGGGTAGTGAAAAGATTATGGGATACAGCATGATATGCGAGAAGTTCCGTTACTCTAATGAGCGCGTTGAAACGGGCATTGAAAACATTGATGATATGATGGATACCGTGGTAACAGCATATAAATATATTATGTCTGCTAATGGACATAACACCAACACCTATACTATTAGTGAAGCAGTCTATCAAGGAGCTAATGCTGCCGTGGCGACTGCTAATGCTACTGTCGTCACGTGGGATAAGCCAACTCTATCTCTTGTCCTTAAGCACGTCCGTGGTACTATGGTGGCTAATACTATCATCCGTGGTGCTAATAGTAATGCACAATACGTCATGGTCAGTAGTGATCAACTAAGCGACGTGAATGATGTGATTGATAATAATAGCCAAATTGGATCTGAAGCCAATACTATTCTCGACTGGACTGAGACTAATCCGTTTGGACAACCAACCTAATGCTAAGCAACCAACAATTTTACTATCGTACCATTAGACGCTGTGTATCAGCGTTTGGAACGTTATTCAAGGATATTCTTATCCTAAAATATACTAATGATGGTACATTCACTGAGCTTGACCGTCACCGTGTTGGACTATCCTATGGTGGCAAGGAAGCGTTTCTAACTCGTCTACAGGGTGCTCCTGATCTTCCAGCACCTATTCAAGTTAAGCTACCAACCATGTCCTTTGAATTAAATACCATAAGATATGATGCTAGTCGCAAACTACAATCACAAATACAAAACTTCCAAAAGGTTAGTGGTAATAATAGTTCGGTCTATAATCAATACACTGGCGTCCCATATAATCTAAACTTCAATGTACAAATCTATGTACGCAATATTGAAGATGGTCTACAGATCATAGAGCAAATCCTTCCCTATTTTAATCCTGACTATACATTAACAATGGATTTTGTTGATGGTATGTCTATCTCAAAGAACGTTCCTATTATTCTAGATAGCATAGACTTGAATAGTGAATATCAAGGATCAATGGCAGAAGAAGTTCGTATTGTAATATGGACATTGAACTTTACGATGCAGACCTATCTGTTTGGTCCTACATATACAGGCGGTATCATCAAGCAGGCAACTGCTAATACATTCTATTATGGTGGAGCATATGATACAACCGCATTGGTTCTATCTACTGCTAATACGCCACGTGGTAACTTTACTCTAGGAGAGGCAGTCTATCAGGGACATGATATCACTTCAGCTAATGCTATTGGTGTTGTTGCTAATTGGAATTATGCTGGCGGGCAGCTTGCCGTGTCTAGCATACAAGGACAATTTAAAGCCAACGCTAACGCCAAGGGAGCATTGAGTGGCGCGTCTGTTAAGGTCAATACAGTTCCAGCAGACGTCAAGCTTGTATCTATAGTAACTACTCCTGTGCCTAATACTGCCAATATTGGGGACGACTTTGGATTCTTGACTACCATAACTGAGTTCCCTAACATTACATAATTGGTTCCTTAGTGATAAATAAATGAATGAAACAAGTGGCAATACTAAACTAGAAGAAGCATTAGGCATATCACCACAGTCTAATACTAATACACAACGTGCTGTAGTAGTCCGTCCTTCTCCTCCTGTTCAAGATGATAATACTATTCAAACGGATAGTGAATACGCACGCCAAGAGATTTATGATTTGGTTAGTAAGGGCGGTGAAGCCATAGATCAGATAATGGAAGTAGCACGTGAGTCACAGCATCCTAGAGCATATGAAGTCCTTGCCCAAATGCTAAAAACGCAATCAGATAACGTGGATAAGTTATTGAGGATTCAAAAGGAACGCAAAGACCTATTAAAGCCTGATCAAGAGGGTACTAATAAATCTCCTATAAACGTAGCAAACGCTGTATTTGTAGGCACTTCTAGTGATTTGATCCGTATGATACGCCAAGAAGAAAGGAATGATGGGCATATCATAAACGTAACACCAACGCCAATAGACGATGAATAAGACAGTCTTTAAAGGTTACATGAGTAATCCTAGACTCCGCCGTGCGGGGCAGGAGATTAGTCTATCCAAAGAAGAAGTAAAGATCTATCTCAAATGTGCTAGAGATCCTATCTATTTTATTGAAACGTTTGTTAAGATTGTTACTA